GGCATACATTGCAAGTCAGATAGCAACCAAGGACAACACAGATGAGATCACGGAAGGTTCAAGTAACTTATATTTTACAAATGCGAGAGCAGACGCTCGTATAGCCAACAACATATTAGATGAAGATAACTTTGCTTCAGATAGTGCAACAAACACAGCATCACAGCAGAGTATCAAGGCTTACATAGCGACACAAATCGCAACCAAAGACAATACTGATGAAATTACAGAAGGCTCAAGTAATCTATATTTCACTAATGCAAGAGCACAAAGTGCAATAACAGCAAGTCATATCGAAGGCTTGAACTATGATGCTGATGGAGGAACATATTAATGAGTGTTAAAATCAAACCAAAAAGAGGCACCGGTAGTCCAGCAGGGAGCCTTGAAACAAATGAAATAGCAATGGACACAACTAACAAAAAGGTATATGTTAGTACAGATGGTTCAAATGCAGTAGTATTAGCAGACGATTCAAGAACTTACATGGAAACAGATACTGGTTTCTTTAGTAACTTTAGTGGTGACGCACCAGGTACAATCAATCTTGGATCAAACAATTTAAGTGTTGGTGCAAGTGGACAGAGATTAGATATCACAGCAGGCTCAAGTGGTATAAGAATCAAAAGTGCAGTTGATGCACAAGCAAACAACATCACAACCACAGGTACTATCACAGGTGGTACACTTGCTGGTACCAATGGTAACATCACAACAGTGACAGCAACAACCTTAAGTGGTACAACAGTACAATCAGAAAGTGGAAATGATCTAACTATATTTCCAAATGATGATCAGAAGTTGGTGTTAAAAAATACCAACAGTTCAGATACAGCACAAATAGATATTACATACAATGGTAGTAATCAATTTGACATTGATGCAGATACAACATCAAACAAACGTATTGCACTAAAAGGTGATAGAGCAAGTTTACAAGCACCAGGTTCAAGTGGAAACACAGACATAACTTGTAGATCAGATAGAATTGTTATGGGTGTTGATAATGTATTGTATGCTACATTGCGTAGTGATCAAGTACAGTTAAGCAAAGACCTTGATTTGAATGGTGTCAACATTATTGATGCAAATGAAATCAGAGGTCAATCAGGTGGTAACTTAGAACTTAAGACTCTTGGTACAAACAACATCATACTAACAAGTACAAATGATATTGACTTGGCAGTTGGTGCAGTAACCACAGACAATGTTAACATAAGTGGTAAGACAAACATCACAGGTGATAACAGTCAACCGCACACACTAAAAGTTCTAACTGATATGAATGATAGTGCTTCAGATGATATACACAATTCACAGACATATGTGTTACAAGGTTATCTAAACAGTGGTAATGGTATCAAGAACAATGTACAAAATAGTGTTACATATCAAGTTGAATCAGATACAGAAACTTTTACAGTTGGTAGAGTAAGTGCTGAATTCCAATCAAATGGTGTTGGCAATAGAATGAAAATGATAAGTGTCAACAACGGTGCGGCCAACAATGATGGTAACGCAGAAGGTGCTATTGGTAATCAAAGTACAGACAGTCCAAATGGTAATGGTCAGATTGATATTGACTCACAGAGATTCAAATCAAACGTGCCAGTACTATTTCCAAGTTACACAACAACAGAACGTGGTACATTGCATAACATTCAAAATGGTATGGTAATTTACAACACAACAGATCACAAATTACAAGTGAGAGCAAATGGTAGTTGGGTAGACTTACACTAATGAAAAAGATTGAATTTACATCAGAACAGAAAGACATGATAGTTAAACTTGCAGAGATACAATGTACTCAGCAAGAAATAGCCCATGTTATGGGTGTGAGTGTTGATGTAATCAAGAAAGCAGAAAACCTTGATCTAATTGCTAATGGTAAGAGCCAGGGTAAGGTAAAGTTGCGTAGGGCACAATACCGTAAAGCAGTAGATGAAGGAAATCCAACCATGTTAATTTGGCTTGGAAAGAACACACTTGGACAGTCAGAAAATAATTTAAATACTGATGATAACAATGTGTTACCATGGGAAACAAATTAATGAATCAGACAGAAAAAAATAGTGCAGACATACAAGAGATTAAACAAGACATAAAGATCATTCGTGACAATCATTTAACGCATATCGAGAAAGATATGAATCGAATGGACAAGACGATCAACAAGATGGATACAAGATTATTTTGGGTATTAGGACTCATGGTAGTATCAATTGTTGTGGGCTATATAGGAGATAAGATATAATGGCTATGAAAAAGAAAAAGAAACGTGGTGGCAAAAGAGGCGGAAAAAGAAAGTAACATTGACTGGACCGCGTACTTTGAAAGTATAGTTGGTGTATGTCCTTGGAGTAAGATGTACTGGAAGAAGCAGAAGATAGACATACAGGACTGGAGAGGTGAACACAACATACAACCTCTTGATGATTATGTTGCGAGAATGTGGATACACCGGAATGCAAGTGGTAGAACATTGTGTAACATACATCATAGATTGAATGAAAAGAGAACACACGAAGAATGGTTGTACTCGCATGGGCAATATGGTGGACATAGTACACCAGTACCAGTGTTGATACAACAAGATAGAAAAACATTAGAAAGAGCAAGAGATGCCGTACAAACCAAATAAACAAATGATGGCAGATGCCAAACGTGCTATAGAGTACAATGAAAATGCATCACCATCACAACGTTGGGGCACACAGGTTGGTAAAGTCAGAGCACAACAGATTGCACAAGGCAAAGCATTGTCGCCTGATGTTATAGTAAGAATGTACAGTTATCTTAAACGTGCTGAATCAAATTACCTGGCACAGAAAAATAGCGGAAAACTTGGTAAAGGTTATTATGCTTTTTTAGGTTGGGGTGGTCCTTCAGCAATAGCCTGGGCAGAAGATAAGATTCGTAAGATGCAACGGGCAGGAGAATTGAAATGAACAAATTAAAAACTGCGATCAAGAACACTTGGAATTTTTTAAAAGTAGAGATACCTGAATTATTAGGTAATTGGAGATTCATACCAAGACTATTGATGTTTATGTACTGTTATGCTTTTTATGCAGTAACAACATGGTTTATGAACATTGCAGACCCTACAACAGCACAAGCAGGTTTTGTTAGTGTTGTAGTTGGAGCAGGTGCCGGCTTTTTTGGCATCTATTGTGGTACTGGTGGTATCAAGAAAGACAAGAAAGAAATTAAATAATGCCACTGAGTCCTGCTCAGAAAGAAATATTTGAAAGAAAAACAAGGTTTGCCTGCGTAAGTGCAGGCAGACGTTTCGGCAAAAGTTTTTTAGCAATATGGGAGATTGCACGTGCGGCAAGATACCCAAACAGAAAGATCTTTTATATTGCACCAACATACCGAATGGTCAAACAGATTATATTTGATACATTGGTAGAAAAGTTGGGAGAAGTACGTTGGATCAAACAAGTAAACATAAGTGATCTAACAATAACACTTGTGAATGGCACAAAGATTTATTTGCGTAGTGCAGATAACCCAGATGCTATGAGAGGTGTTAGTATGGATTTTCTTGTATTGGACGAATGTGCAATGCTTGAATCAAGAATGTGGACGGAGGTTTGTAGGCCGGCCTTAGCAGATAAGTTAGGGGGTGCTTTACTTATTTCAACTCCAAGAGGTGGTAACTGGTTCAAAGATTTATGGACGCAGGCTCACGCCTTAGATGATTGGAGTTCCTACCAGTTCACAACAATTGAAGGTGGTAATGTAACACCAGAAGAAGTAGAGGCCGCAAAAGGTGAAATGGATGAGAGAACATTTCAACAAGAATTTGAGGCAAACTTTGTAAACTTCTCTGGTCTGGTATACTATAATTGGAACCCAGATTACATTAAGACCAAACAAGTAGAAACAAGAGTCATAAGAGTTGGACTTGATTTCAACGTAACGCCTCTGGTTGCTACAATATTTGATTACAGCAAAGATGGTTGTTTTCATTTTTATGATGAAATACTTATGGAACAATCAAACACTTATGAAATGGCAGAAGAGTTGACAAGAAGATACAAGAACAAAAGAATTATAGGGTTCCCTGATGCGAGTGGACAGGCTATGAAAACGTCATCTCGCAACAGTGACCATAATATACTTAGACAAGCAGGTATTGAACTTGCTGTTGATAGAACTAACCCAAGGGTTGATGATAGAATTGCAAGTGTAAATCTTGCAATGCAACAGGGTAAGTTCACAGTAGATAAGAAATGCAAGAACATCATTAGTTGTTTAAGCAAACAAGTATACAAAGAAAATACACGTGTACCGCAAAAAGGGGTTTACGATCATATTAATGATGCAGTTGGCTACGGTATATGGAAATTGGCACCAATAACAAGACCAAAAGTGGAACAACCTGTTTCACAACAACGTTTTGGGCATTATTAAAGTGTATAAATACAGGATAACCCCTTAAAGGAGTAATAATATTATGATGGATTTAGAGAAATTACTGGGCACTCATCCACAATATGAAAAGCACTCACACGAGGCTGACTATCTATACAGAAGTTTTGTTGGTGGTGAAAAATATCGTGAAGGTAGATTTCTTACACGTTATATTGGTGAAGAGAATGCGCCTGGTGACCAATATGGTAAACGTATAGAATCAACACCTGTTGATAATCAAGTTGCAACAACAATTGATATCTATAGAAGTATGTTATTTAGAAACTTGCCACAGAGAACTTTGGGGTTATTGCATGAACACCCATTGGTACATGAATGGTTAAATGATACAGATCAAGAAGGGCAAAGTCTAAACAGTTTTATGAAAACTGTAAATGACAATGCTATGTGTATGGGTAATCAATGGATACTTATTGATAAGCCATCATACAAAGTAGAAACACAAGCACAAGAAATTGAATTAGGTATAAGAGCATATGCGGCCATGTACAGTCCAATGAATGTACTTGACTGGTACTATGAACGTAACATTGCTGGCAAAAAAGAATTGAAAATGATCAAAGTTATAGAAAGCAACAATGATCAAACTATGATTATAACTTGTTGGTACCCAGAGTTTACACACAAATACACAGTAAGCAAAGACAATTTTGGTAACGCAGATAATATTGTAAATTTTGAAGAGTAT